GTGGGTTTCAAGAGTTGCAATATTTTGCAACTTTTGCAACTTTGCAACTCTAAAATATTTTTTCATACTCCCCATCGCCCAAACTGTTAAAAATATCCTTGTTTTTGCTAAGCCATGCCTTAAAAGTTGCCTTTTTGCAACCGAGTTGCTCGGCCACAATGCAACCCGCCGTTATTGAAAACTTATCCGCCAACCTTTCATAAATCTTTGCGTATTTGCCCTTTAATTTTACAGCCTCGTTTGCCGGCGCCAACAGCTTCAACGCCTTAATCATATTCGCCAAAAAATACTCCGTCAGCCTTATTGCCCTATCCATAACCGCTTCGCTTATTTCACACGTTCTATATTCGCCGTCCTCAATCACCTGGAGGATTAACGCAAACCGTAGGCAGTAACCTTGATATTTTGCAATGATACCTTTATAGTTGTCCTCCGTGGCCCTGTTGTAATCTACATTCTTTCCATCGTGCCAAGCCTTGTAAAGTGCCCGCGCGTCATCTGACATGGTGTATTTATCCTTTATTTCGCTTTGTCGGTACTTCATAAGGCTTGCGAATAAATCGGCTACAATCGCCTTTAAATGGGTAGGCCTGTAAAGTTGTTCAAAGGGTGCTTTGGGTTGTGGATCGGGGTAACAAAATAAAAACCTGTGATAGAATCCATTATGTTGGTTATCACCGTTAGAAAGTTGCTCCAATACGCCCGGTTGAATGCCGCCAACTACATTACAGATGTAGTCTGTTATCTTGGATTCCTCCCGGCTCATACGCTGCAACATCACCGGCGAACTATCCCAAATTTCAAGCCACTTTTGCACATCGTCACCCATTTTGTATGCGTTCATGCGCTGCATCCATCCGGCTAGTTCGTCACTCACAAGGGTGCAGCCTTTCGGGTTGTATTGAAGCACATTTATAACCGTTTCGATGGTTGCATCGTTTATAATCGTTTGCTGCAAAGTTGGTTTAACTCCGGGCGTTCCGTTCCTTTTGTCTTTGCTTTGTACTTGTTCCTCATTATAGGCCACCTGTTTAATCTTGTGCGCCTTATAATTCTCTGAATCGTGCGCATGTAGGTATTCGTAAGCAATACGTAATGCAGGGGATTTTGCGCCGCCTGCGTGCGCCACAACGGCTAAGTATAAAGATGGCTTAACGTTCCATCCGTCTAAGGCTTCTAGGTAGCAAGTATTGCCGATTGCGGTCGTTAGCGAAGTGAGAAAAAACGCACCTAAATATTCGTGTTGGATGGTGTGAGATTGGATGTAATCCTGTATTGATTGCGGAAAAATGTCGTAAGGGAAAAATGCCCTATCTTTTTTCTCTTCGGCCTTTGTCTTTGCAACAAGTTCAATGCCCATCGAGTCTGCCATGATATTAATTTGCTCAAGTGCCTTTATCCAATTGCGCCCGTGGATATGGTACAGGATTTTGGAAGGTGTGAGTACCCAGCTCTTATCTCCTGCCCCCTTGCAATCTGCCCAACTAGGGAATCCCGGCAATGATGTTGTAAATAACAATACCTTCCGGCTTGAATAGTAAACCTTTGCTGAATACTTTGCAAGGCTGCCACTTCGCAAATAAGCGGTAAACTTCTGTTTATTGTTATACCTAAAATCTCTAATTTCAAACAGGCCAATTTCGTTCAATAACTTTTCAAAATATTCGTCATTAATCTTATCGTCAAATTGGTAACAAAAGTTTTCGTATTCAACAGGGTAACGTGTCGGCTCCGCCTTGTTTATCGTTTCTTTGTACTCGTTGAATATCGAAGCGGCAGACGTTAGCAAGTCAAATTCGTCTTGTGTTAGTTCTTCGATATCCTCGAAATTATTATGTATCATACTGTACCCGGGCGTAGGGGTGCAATATGATAAAAGGCCGCCTGTGTAAAGTGCAATCACTTCGGCACCGGTTTCGCTGCTTGCTATCGTTACTTTATGGCTAACCTTTGAAAATTTGATGTAAGCATGGTATCCTGCATTGCGTGTTTCCTCAATGCAAATTTTCCGTAGCACTTCGGGGTTGGTACTTTCGATTATGGCCAACCAATCCCTAAAAATATTTTTGTTGGTCGTGTTTTTTAAATCAAAATCCAGTATTGCAAATGGTGCAAATAACTTTAATGCAATGCCGTTGCAGCTTTCTATTTTACTTAGAAATTCATTAATATTATAATGATTTTCGGTTATATTACTATGTGGTATTAAATGGCTGCTTGCCTGTTTTGTTTCTGCATCCCATTTTATGGGAATAGGTTTTAACCCTAAGTGGATTAGGTCGGTGAAATACGATAGTTGCATGGTTATGGTTTTAGTTTGTAAATTATGATTTTATTTATCTGTGACAAAATGCTCCGCAAGATGTATCTTTTTTGAGTGATTTGTATAAACTTTCTATGTCTGGAAACATTTGTTTTTCTTGTTCGCATTCAATTGATAATTTTCTAAGGCTTTTCCCGTTGCCCATTATGGCATAAAATTTTAATCTTCGGTCTTGCATTCCTTCCTCAAATTCAATCATTTCGTTAAATTCCTTTCGGTTCAAAAAATACATTGCTTTATACTCCTTTTCAGACTTAAAGAAGCACATTCTACACCCCCCCCTAAGCATATAAACAGGGAATTGAGGATGTAGGCCATGCTGCTTTAAAAGTTCCTCACATTCGCCCCTGTTCAATCCTGCATCAATTAAAGGGTATGTATATTTAACATTTTCCTTTAATCCGAGATTTCCCGTTCTGCCTTCCTCGTCTGCATTGAATCCAATCATTAACTCGCATTCTCCTTGTTTTGATAAAAAATTATCTATCGGCTCAATTTTAAATAATCGTGTGCAATATCTCGCCATTCCCGAAGGCATGAATTTTGCTTTTTTAGCGTACTCTTCCAATCCATTATACTTTTCATTTTTTACTTTTACAAGTTCAAAATCGCCATTGTGTATTTCCTTTAATTTGCTGAAAACTGCATCAATTCTTTGGTACATTTCGCCGTGTTCTGCTCCAGTATCGCACCATATCGCCGTGGCTCCTTTACCGTATAATAAGCACATTGTAGTTGATTCTACACCGCCGCTAAATGATATAAATTTTTTCATGTTGTTGGTTTTAGTTTGTCTGCAAAAATAAGTAAAAATTGGTCAGCAGTTTTGATGGTGTAGTAATTCCCTCCGGCTTTTGTAATTCGTTCCGCTTCGGCGTGCTGAAATTTAGACATAACATCATTACCTATTTTGATTTCGATTGAGTAGTGAATACCTTTTATTATTGCGTGAATATCTGCCGTTCCTTTTTTTGTGGTGCCTGGAATATAAATCTTGCTTGTGCCCTTGTTAATCATTCGCCCGGCGCTGCTTATCCTGTTGGCGTAACCGCCCCATCCTTCGATGTAATCAATAACGAATTTTGTTAGGCCGTTGGCCTTTCTGATATCCGGGAATTTGCAAAGCGGTATCATGTCTGAGGCTGTCACAACAGGCCTATTTATTTTGTACCAATTGCGGCGTGCTTCGCTATATTCATTTTTCCAATTATCACGGTATGTTTTCATTTTTTCAGTTTAATGATAAAGGGGGATTTCTCCCCCTTTTTTGTTTACAAAATTGTTGTGATTAAAACGGCAAGTCCTTCGGATCGTATTCGGCTACCGGTGCAGATGGCGCCACACTTTGCACTTCTTGTTGTGCAGCTACAAGCACATCCCACTTCCACATAACAAGGCTGTTGAATACGCTAGTCTTACCTTCTGGACTTGTCCATTCTCTGCCTCTCAAATTGAGGTGCGCCGTTATGGTGCTGCCTTCATTAACCTTAAACATTTCACATTTGTCTTGCTGTAATTCAACTTCGATTACTTGAGGGTATTTCAACTCTTCATCAACTGTAAGCCAAACTTTGCGGCTCTTGAACGTTCCACGATCAACCGTAGATAATACTTTTTTAACACTTGCTTTTAATTCCATTTTAATCCGCTATCGTTACGGTGCCCGTTTTTTAAGGTTTAAGTTCTATTTGTAATTTTTCGCCTTGTAAAACTCTGTCTACAATCTCGAGAATTATTGTCTTGTGCTGCGGTAATAAATCGATACATTTTGCGGCGATTTCTTCATAGAAAAAATGATCTTCTTTCAATGTGTCGATGAAGTCGGCCTGCGTTTCTGCATCCATTATGGGGCTAGTCTTGAAGTCCTGCACCATCCAACTAATTTTAGCAGAATACCTACGGGCGAATATTGCGCCCCTCATTCGTTCATCATTATCCCGGATAAAGTCCTCAAAGCAATCCTGGGCGGTTTGCAGGTGGTGCCAGGCTTTTCTAAATGAATTGTTCTTGCTCATTTCAGTGTTACCGCAACCGTAGTTGTAGATGTTTTGGATGGAGGGAATAAGGTTATAACTTCGCCTGTTTCAGTCACTTTTTGCATTCCACTAACAGGTACTTTTTTTAAAAAATCTTCGCGCTCTTTGATAAGATATTTCAACTTTTCCTGTTGTGTGTAAAATTCTAATAGTTCGTCATCTCCGCAATACGTAAAATCATAACGTTGCCCCATTTCTTTAATGCTAAATTCAGCATTGAATGCCACAAACTTTTTCCCGTTTTTTTCGGCTGCATCAATTAGGTGCGTTTTATAACTTTCATTTGTGGTAAGTGATTTTACTATCTCTTCCATTGCCTTAAGCTGCAAATGTACTTTAATAGCGTCTGCCGTGCCGTTTTCAATACGTTCCATTACATCGGCAATGAATGAACTTCGCTCCGCTTTAGTGGTCTGAAATAAGCTTAAAATGCCTTGTGTTGTTAAATCCATTTTATTGTTTTTATTTGGTTAGCTGCCGGCGCGGGAATCGAACCCATATGAATTATTAACCCAGTTGCCGGCAAACATTTTACGCCTTTTCCGCCATAATCAAATTATACCTTTCTTTGCCGGCATTCACAAAGCTTGCATCCCTCACGATGTATTCGGGAAGTATGGCCTTGTAGTCTTTCAGTTCATCAACGGTGTGTAACTTATCCAAGTTGCCGATATGGTGTGCTAGTTCGCTTGTAATGTCGATAGCTTCCACTTGTTGCGGTTCTTGATCGAACTCCTCAGGAGTGTAAACGGGGCCAGCAAATACATCGGGTGTATACCATTTCACACCGTTGGAGATGGCACGGGCGAACAACATGTTTTTTGGGAACTTGTCAATGTTTTTTGTACCTGCCTTTTTTGCATCTTCAATGGTAAAAATGCTATTCCCGATTTTTTCCTTTCCCTGGTAAAAATCAATTGAGCATATTTTTTCGCTGCTTTCGATTACCCTGTAATCATACTTGCCGCTTGCCTTAACATTGGCTGCCATTAACCCTGCGCCCACTGTTGGCTTGCCCTGTATGATATGGATTCCCGACATGGCTGCGAATGGTGGTATTCCCATTTCTGCCCCCGCTTGAATTTTCACTACCGCCTGCGCTGCGGTTTTGCAATCGACAAACATGCCGCTTTCTGCAAATGCTTTGCCAATAGACATAATTTCCGTTAGGCTGCTTTGCGCCTGAACTCTTACGATTTCATTTTTCATTTTTGATTTTTTAGTAGGTTAGTGTGTAATGGGATACCCTTGTAATGATTAAAAATAAGTGTTTCGATGTCCTCGATATCTTTGCCAATCAGATATTGGGTAATCTCGTTTCCCGGATCATCATCGAAAACTTTGAAGCTTTCTAATTCGCCTTCTTGGTTAATATCGTACTCGATTATGAAGTCTTTGTATGTAAATTCGGTCATCATAAATTATAATTTAATCGTGAAATTAATTCGTCTGCAATTTTTACACTTTGCCTTGCTAAATCGTCAACATCTAAATTTATGAAACCTATATTATCATTTGCTATTAATCCTTGCATTGCCATTGCTGCAATTTGGGTTCTAATTGTAAGGCCTTTGTTAGAATATCCATTTGGAGCATATCCTGTTGCTGAATCATTTGGGTTAATTTTCATGTTAGTTTGTTTTTACAGTTTGATTAAAATTGTTCGTTTGGATGGTACTCCTCCGGGTTAGTATCTGAATTAGCGTCTGCGCTTCTTTTTTCGGTAGTGCTGCCAATAAAGCGGTTAATTTTTCGCGCCCTTTCGCCCGCCTCGATTTCCTCACGGACTGGGATAATGATGTAGACATAATACAGAATTGCTAAGGTTAAGATAATTGTTGCGATTATAAATTTAAGTATTTCAGGCATGAGTTATAAATTTAGGGTTAAAATAATTCTAATCTTAATGCCGTATTCAACATAAGTTGAAATTAACATATCTAACTCGTTATTAGATTCAAAAGTACATTTTTTATCCTTAAAATATTTAAAATTTTCTTCGGTACATTGTCCCATTGCATCAATTTTTGATGGGTTAATTGTGATGCTAAAAAATCTTTCTAGTTCAAAAGTGTTTTCAAATTGTGTAAAATATTCAAGCGCTTTTTTCATTTTGTTTTTTTTGGTTTTGTAAATGTAAATAAATTTTGATTAAATAGTGTGCAATTCCGGATCGTGGTGAAAAAATCCATCTTCAGGCATTTTGCTTTGTTTTGTTTGTCCTAAAAAACAGATATTGTATTTTATAAACATTTTGTATAAATACGACTTATCAGTTAATCCGATGTGATCGCACAAAGTTTTAATGTCTAGGGTGTTGCAATTTTCATGCAAATAAGCCAAATTTTCAGGTGTTGCATATTCGTCTACTTTTGTACGTCTGAAAATCTTGTGAAAAAATAACTCATGTTTTAATTGATTTTTTGTAAACCCTAATTTTTTTGCCAAAATATCTTGCCTTGTGGTGTTGATGTTATCCCTCAAGTATTGGAGATTTTCCGGGGTCAATTTGCTGTTTTTTAAGCTCATGAAGTTTTATTTTTAGCTCGTTTAAAAATTGTTGTTTAGATGCAAGTGGTACTCTTAGACTAATGTAAGTACATGGTTCACATTTTTTTCTTCCTGCGTTTTCGCGCGCTCCGCCTTGTTTGTTTTTTACCAAAATTTAATGATTAAGTGAATACTGATTACGAATATTAATGCTGTAATTGAAATTCCTGCAAGCAACCATGCAATAATTAGAATTAATTCTGCTAAGTCTTTAAAGTTTTTTTTCATGTTTTAGGTTTTTAGAATTTAATGTAATTTCTTTTTTCGTTACTGTTTTTATCAAATTTAGATGAAACAATGCTGACAACTTTTGCGCTGTACATATTATTTTTTACATAACTTCTTGCTTCCGCTAATGTAGATACAAGTTCTGTGTATCCGTTGTCTAAGTTTACTTCGTAGTGTTTGTTGTTCATGTTTTAAGTTTTTATTTGGTTAATTCCCTTTTGTTTCACAAAGATAAATACTTTGTTTGAATTACAAAAGTTTTTTTCAAACATTTTTAAAATAAAAAAAGCCACTTTGTGCAAGTGGCTAATTTTCAGTTAGTTATGTTTTATTTCATGCCGAAAATATTTTTTAATTTATCGACTATTTCGTCTTTCTCTTCCACCGATACGATTTGCAAGCGTTGTTTTATCTGGTTCATTGCATCGTATTTATTTGCCGCAAATACCTTTGTTTGCATCTTTCGGTCGTTTAGGATGTATTTAACTATGTAGTGCTTCATGTTTTGCTATTTCAAATTCCAAATATTTTTTAGCTTTCAACAGGTCTTGCAAGGCCGTTGTATTCTCCTTTTTCCCTGCCCTGCTTATGTACTTAATGACATTGCCCAAACTGAAATTTAAACCCCATGCTTCGATTACCTTTATCGCTTCGTATGTGTTGTCTGATCCGCCGTAGTGGGCAGGGGTTATGGGGGTATCCACATTATTTCTTTTACGATTTTGGCACCCATTATCATCACAATAATTTAATGTACATTTTTCTTTTGGAGTTTCACAAAAAGAATGTGGTTTAATTCCATTATATTTGGTTACTAAATTTATGGGGTTTTTTATTGGCTTTACTCCCTCACGTATCATTCCAGTTGGTTGTGGTATTGGCCTATTTTTTTTCATATCAACCCAAAAATCGATAAATTCATCTTTGTCAATTTCCCAACACCCTGTAAGAGTGGGATGACATTCATAAAAAACCCCACTGTTTAATATTTTCAAATAGTCTTGCCATGCGTTCTGTTCGTTTTGTGCTGTCATAGTTTTTAGTTTTTAATATGTGATTTTTCCTTTATAAATTCGCTTGTTGTGAAATTCGTAATCTTTACCATTGGAATCCAAATGTACAACACCGAACCCGTGATTCCAACGATTAAGTGGCAAATATTCCGGGTGTAATTCTCCCAGCGTTCCCAGGGAATATGTCTTGATTTCGTTGCCATTAATATCAACTTCGACATGGTTTGATGTTTGATGGTTGTGGCCCTGAAAGGAATCCGATTTTGCCTTAGTAAATAGGGAACGGGCAATGTTTACCGCTGAAGTTCCTCCAAAATATTCGTGGCCGTGGATGCCCGTGAGGCTGTTTAACTTCATGATCCGCTTTTCTCCAATAATGTGAATGCCCCGGGCCCGTGCTTTAATTATATTCTCAAATTCAAATTCTTCAATGCCTTTTAATTCAGCTGCTTTCTCTTGCAAAAAATGCTCATAGCGTTCCTCGTGGTTGCCGATTTTGAAATAAATTTGACATTTGAATTCACGTTCAAATATTTCAAACAATGCCTTAAATGTATCCAACTCCAATTTAAAATTTCGCTTCTTTGGGTCTTTTACATATCGGCTCAATTTGTGGCAATCGATTGTGTCACCGTTCAATAACAAAGCATCAATACCCTCCTTTTTCAAATCAGTAATGGCAAGGCTCAACGCTTCGATGCTATGATATGGACAATGGATATCGGATAAGATACCCACTTTTTTGTGTCCTGAAATGTTGAAAGGTAAAAAAGATGTTTCATCTGAGGCAGGCAAATTGTAAGGATTACGCGGTCGGTCGGTAGTTACTATTGTATCGGCATCCGTTTTTTTTAGTGCTGATTCTTTTGTATTGCCATTTTTGCCCTCAATAAATCTCAATGAACTCCTAGCATCCTCTACATGCTTAAACAACAAATCATTTTCTGCGTACATGATCCTTGCCAATTTTAAAGTGGGCATGTACGCCCCATATTTTTGTCGGTATTCTCTTGCAGTTTCGGCTTTGTTCATTAAAGTTTTTTAAATGATTTCTAACGTTACCTTTTCTTTTTTCTGAGCATCCTCGATAAGGATGCAAAGTTGGTTCATTGCTTGCTTATCGTTAACCAATTTGCCAGGCCCTGCCACATGATGGCTTACGATTATGCAACCTTCGCTGCTCAACTCGCTTGTGCCGTTGTGAATGCGTATCCCTAAAAAATCGGGCACATTAAACACTCCAGTAAGTTGACGCTTAAATCGTGGGCTCCAGGTCACTAAAACAGGATAAATACCATAGGGAATAGCCGTTTGCGCTTTAATTTTAAAAATCCGCTTCCACATGCCCGCCTTTGCTCTTACTTTATCCTCTATTGTATGACAGAAAAAAATACCGTTCACATATAAAACACCTTGTGTGTATTTTTCGGTTAATACTTTTCTTTGTAATAGTAGTTTCATCTTATTTTTTTAAGTAATAAATTAGCAAATGTTAATAATACAAAAATAATTAAAATCCAAACAAAAAAAATGTTCTTGGTATGTATTTTTTGTTTCAGCTTCACGATGTTTTTATCCTTTGCATTAATGTCATTTTGCATTACAAAAATCTTTGCTGAATCCTCAAAGCGTTGCGTTATGTATATGGTGCGCTGTGGGGTTAATACAGCCACTTTTACGGTTTTTCTTAATACGATCGTATCAATAATGCTATCTGTCTTAACAATGGTTATAATGTCACTTTCCGGGCATTCTACAAACTCGCTTACGGTGTCAATAATTACTGTCGTATCTCGGGCAATGATGCCGCATGGGAATAGTTCCCTGGTAAGCCTTGCCACTTCGGCCTTGTCCTTTTTTACGGCCTTGTTTAAAAGCTTATTTGCGCTTTGGCACGAAAATAAAAATAAAGGTATTAATATAAAGTATCTCATAATTTTTGTTTAAATTTGCATTCTACAGTTGACATAGTTTTTTTTGGTTTCCCCGGTTGTTTCTACATCCGGGGTTAATTTTTTACTTAATGTTTGCCGAACTATCCACCGCAAACTGAGAAACTAAAACCATAATCGCCCCGGCAACGATGCCGTGCGTTGACAAAGATAATAAGTTTTCTGTTATATTTGGTATTGCTATAATACCTGTACAAAGTGCGCTAAGGCTACCGCCCACAATTTGCAACCTTTTAAAAAAATCGGGTGTTTTACTTTGCAGCCTTTTTAGTACTTTTTTCATATAATTTTTGTTTGATTGATAAGTGAATATACTTAATGAATATTTGGCCAATGTAGGCCGCGCCGCCTGTAGCGAATGCGGTGAGTACGGCAATGGCCATGTCCTCAAACATGACTTTGCAGGTCACACCTGTAATCATTCCCGTGATGGTTGATATTCTTTCCTGTGACATTATACCAAAGTAAGGTTTAATTGTTTTGCAGACCATATAAAAGCCGCCTGATTTGTTCCGTTCCAATTTAAATATTCATCTCCTGACATTGTTAAATTTCCTGTTACTAAAACATCATTTGTAACGCTCAATAATTGATAATAAAAAGTTGCAGAATTTTGCAAATTATCGTTCACGCTTATCACATTAATAAATTCAGCGTTTACATTTTTTCCGTTTATCCACATGGGCACGGGGTTGATTTGTTTCATATTTTTAAGTTTAATTTTTTACATTGGTAATGTAGTCATTTTCTGCCATGTTCCGGTATACACACATAGCACATTCAAAGTTGTATTATACACTACCAAACCAACGGCCGGGCTAGCGATTGCATTGATTTGTGTGGTGGTCATTCGTGGTGGTAGAAAGCCTTTTGTGGTGCTGTTCATTGTTAGTATGCTACTAGCTAAATCAGTAGTGGTATTTAACAATAAATTCCCGTCTTTTGATATGCTTGCAAGTTCGTTGGTTCCCTGGTACCATCTAAAACCACCACCACTACTTGAACCCGTTTGCCAGTACATATCAAATTTACTTGCCCTTATTGCTGCTAGCCCTGTTTTATACACATTTGACCCTGTGTAGAAATAAGCATAAGTGTGATTTTGAGTTGAATTAGTAGGGTCCGCTGCGGTTGTAATATTATCACCAAATCCCCAAAATCCGGAGGCCTGTTCAAAATTCCCTGCGTTGTTTATTCTTGCATTTGTTTGTGTAGTGTTTTGATACCAGGCAAAACCAACCCCTGCGGCTGTGTTTTTAAAATACATTTGAGAATTTGCATTCAATCCAATTTTTGCATAAGCATTACCCCCGGTATTTGCATATAGATTAAGTGTATTGTTTTGAAAAACGTTTGTAGGGTCTGCGCCCGTGTACACATCACTAAAACCAATGTAACCCGCTGAAACATTTATATTACCTGTTACTTTTGTATTGCCTCTCACATCCAATATAAACCCCTGATCCGTTGTATCGCCTATTGTCATTCGCCCATTAGCGTGAAATCGTGTTCTAGTTGTACCCAAAAAAGTAAGCGGCTGACTATTTAAAGTTAGCGTGCGATTGCTTGTCAAACTGCCATTTGCATTATAGATATTCGTTCCCGAATACTGCGGTATATTCAGCGTTGCCCCCGTTAATGTTGCTGCTCCGCTTGTGCCTGTTGTGGTTAATGTTAGCGTATTTTGCTTTGTTGCAATGGATGTTTTTAAGTTAGCAACTGAATCCAAAAACCTTTGCACTCGTGGGGCCGCTGCCATCATTGCTGCGGTATCGGATATGTTTAATTTAAGCGCATTAGCGGTTAATCTTGTGTAGGCCGATAACATACTTGCCGTATCACTTATATTTAATTTTAATGCCGTTTGCGTGGCTCTAGTGTAGGGCGTAAGCATGGCAGCCGTATCTGCAATATTTAATTTTAACGCCGTGGTAGTTGTAAGCGTATAAGGTGCAAGCATTGCGGCCGTATCTGTAATATTTACCTTTAAATTTATGCGGTTACTCAATGATGCCGTATCCGTTTTATTCAATTTTAAATCAATCGAACTTTTCAAGTTTGCAACGCTATCCAAGAACCTTTGAACCCTTGGCGCGGCTGCCATCATTTGCGCCGTATCACTGATATTTAATTTCAGTCCTAGATTATAATAAATCGTACTTGTATCAATTCCCGATTTTATCCAGCGTGTGCCGCTATAAGTGTAAAGGCTTGAATCAATAACATTATACCGAATTTGCCCTACATCACGTCCACCGCTTATGTTTTGCAGTTTGGCAATGCCTAATGGCAAAGTTAAAACGCTATCGAATAACATTCGCTTTACAGGGCCATATCCGGCTTGGGGCATTGACTGATAAGTTTGCGCCCGGGCAAAAAATGGAAGTAAAAAAAGGAGAAAGATTAATTTTTTCATATCGTTAATTTAATGGTGCGTCACATGCGCTAAAATCGGATTGGGTTGTTATGTTTATGGTAAATTCTACACCGGCAAGATAATCCTCGTATTTGTCCGAAATGCAATTAAATGAAACATCATCGTCTATGAAATAATCATTGCTTCCAATCCGCATAATATTTACAATGTCCGAAGCGATTTGTATTTGATCGCTAGTTACATCCGTTTCATATTCTGCCTCAAGTCCTGACTTGTCCAAAAAGAAAAATTGAACGGTGTAAACCTGTTGCGCACCTACATTAATGCTCCCGTTGTTTATGTTGAATGTTGCTATTGGAAACACCGGCTGTGATTCCCTTTGTAGCCATTCCTTTGGCGTTGTGTGCTTTACTGTTTTGATCATTGCGTGGCTGCTCAACAGGCTTTGCAACGTTGTTACTAATTGGTTGTAGGTCATGGAATAGTACTTTTTCGATTAAACTTTTTTTATACATTTTCTAACGATAAGTGAAGGTAAATAGTTCGCCTGTTTGGGTTACATCACCCACGGGCAAAGTTACAATATTCCCGTTTATTTGCAGATACATTGTGTTTGTCGTGTTGGCGTTTGTGATTCCTTTTACTTGTCCGCTACGTGTTGCAATTACCACTATTTTGTTTGCAATTTCACTAACATAAAACTGCGATAATCCAGCATCGGGTGTAACATAAGCCGTTAGCGGTGTTCCGCCTGCGCTGTTGTTTCCATAGGTACGTGTAAAGCCGGGAACGTCACCTAAATAAATAGGACATGTATATGCTTTCGATTCCGGAAAAATCACATCATATCCGCTGCCGGGCGAAAAATATTCTGCATAAAGCGAATAATTTTCACGTAGATAATTGATTAACCTTTGCTTGTAAAATTCTGCCGTTTCTTTGTATTGGTTTGAAATTAGTTCAAGATCGGCCCGGCTTGGTGTGTTGCTTTCTTCAGCGGTTTTTTGCAAAACTCCCTTTGAAAAAAATTGATATCCTAAGGCCATCGGCAATAAAGACATCGTGTACCAAATGCAGCAATCCGTCACATAATTGTTTAATAACGTGATTTCATTTGCGCCTAAATTATCCGCTTCAATTCCACTTTGCAAACGCAAATATAATGTACTGCCCAAAGCTGATTGTACGTACATATCTTGCGCCAATTTAATTTGCGGCTTCAATTGTTTGCCGTCTATATTATCCGACATGCCGGTGCGACTTTTCAAAAGTGCCTCCCCAATAAATAAAATGTTTGCGCTCATACTAATTTTTTTTAATTACTGTTAATGCTTGCCATTCATGCCTACATTGTGCTGATTTGTGCCACCATCCGCCAACTCTATCCCAAACCGAATATCCTAAACGCTCACTCATTTGTTCTATGTTTGCACGACTCCAAACTTTTGTTTGTGCAAGTTCCATCATTCTAACACAAAAAGGCCTGCTTGGATGGTCTAATGTATTGCGCTGATCAGGTGGTACAATGTCACGCCATGCGTAAGTGTAACGCAAAAGTATTGTTTTACTTCCCGGCTTCGGTGCATCTATCTTTTTGCTTGTTCGTTCTCTTTCAATTATTTCATCTTGCCCGATTTTCTTTGTAGATACTTTTATAACCTCTTTTTGAAACAAAGATTTGAAAGCTGCATCTGCCTCATCAATTGTAATATTCAATGCCTTTGCCGCAACTTCGGGAGTTATCCGTTTGTCCTTATTTATTAAGTCTAAAACGTTGCTTTCGATTTGCGTTAATTCGGGAACGTCTGCAAAATATTCGGCTTCGCTAAATGGCTTTTTTTTTACAATCTCGAAGTCTGATAAATTCTCGTAAATGTTTTCAAATTCATTCAAGATAGCAAAATCAATTTCATCCTGTGATTCAAAATTTTGCGCCTCGTTTACATCCAAAAATAAGGCTACATCTGCATCGGATATGCCGAACGAATTTTTAAGCATCATTGCGGCTTGCTCACGTGTAAGTTTACCAGCCTCGTACTTTCTTTTTATCCTTTCAAGTTGCTGAAACTGTCGGCCAGTCATAGCGGCTAGGTTTGCATTTACTTCGGGTGCTGCCTGTTGTGTTTGTGGCGCATTTACAGCCGTGTTTTCTGCCATTAACCCTAGCTTCTCACGTATCTCGTCCCTTGTCATATTTGCGGCCATTATAGCCTCCGAGAATTGGAATCCTAGCGGCTCAACAGGAACAATAGTGTAATCCTCAGTTATGCCTGTGTAATGCATCAACTTGTTGAAAACTAGTTCAAATTGTTGTTGCTTAGAATTTACATATACGTTATTAAATACGGTGTAAGCATCACGAATCTCGTTACCACTTCCGAAGGCTGCATCCGATTGAATCCCAAAAAGAACGGGGGAAGTAATCGAATGAGCGGCGTAAATTTCCTGCTGAATTAATTTATTGATATTGGTAAAATCCTCTTTTGTTAGCATTGTTGATGCAAGACTAACAATCTCGGCAGCGTTGTCTTTCGACTTGTTAAACATGATAACAACACGATCGGCCTCACTACCTGTAAACTTCTTTTTTATACCTTTCTCAACCGCTTCTTTTGCCTCTTCTTGTGGCTCGCCTCCGTTTAGATTTATAAGCGTTGAAGGTACAAATCCATCCTTCGCATTACCTAAAATATGACGGCTGATTTGTATGTCGCTTTCGATGTAGTTTAAACCTTGATTATAATGTGGTGTTGGGTAAACGTTACCTTTCGGGTTATATTCTTTGACAAATAATATTTGACTTCCCGTTGGCTCATTTATATTAAATGCATTATATGGGCGCATATCCTCACGATTATTTTGCCAATCATTTTTTACAAAAAATTCGGATTGTGCTTCGTTAGTTCTTACTTTCTGATAGTCTATATGGTACACATCTTTTATCTGACCTAAAAGGTTGTAAATAATCTGCAAATAATACCCTCCGAATAATTCATTATCTAATATACATTTTTGCATAACCTCGTTCCAACTTTCGCCTTTTGTATTTGCGTTTTGCGGCACATCCTCGAAGCCTTTGCCAAAAATGTAAAACGCTTTACCCTTAACGATGCTACCGTGTTTTGGGCTTTCTGAATATAGGTCAAGTAGGTAGTTTGGGTAATCGTTATTTATACCAAACTCAATATATTTTTTGCCCCTGTTTTCTTTGAAAATAGGTTGCTGCGCTTTTGCAAATTTTATGCTGATAAGATTGTTATAATTATTCTCCATTGTAAACTTTAAAAGTGTTTGCTTGGTCTGTGTATTCTACCGGCTCAAATTGTATGGCAGGATGCAAATTCATAAATCCGGTTTCAACTATTTGCCCATCACCACCAAAAGGGCATTCAGTTTCGTAAATTTCATATCCATAAAAACCTAATGTTGAATTTTCAAAATAGGTGTTTATTTCAACTGTAAATTTATCATATCTTTTTGTTGTGCTGACATTTGTTGCAATAAAATCTATTACTTCAAGTGTGATTTTATTCGTAAAAATAAAATGAAAACAGGATGTTACAAATGTTGCATTTTCATTTGCAGTCACATAGATAGTTTCGATATTTCCTTTTGTGAAATTAAGCATATAAAAAACCCCCGACTTTTAATCGGTCGGGGGCAATTTTTTAAAGTGAATTATTTTTTTATCCTGCGGTTTCTAGTGCCTGTCCTACTGCATCGGCAACAACAAAAAAGTCGTCCATTTCGGTTCCTGAAAACTTCAATGTGTATCCGTTTTTATCCCCTGCGGCTGCGCCTGTCATGCCTCCGGTGCTGTCTAAATACAGGCCGTTTGCTTTACCGTATGCCCTGTAAACTCCGTCCTTATCTTTTGTGATAATAGACAGTTTATTTTTGGCCAATGTGGTAACGATATTGCGTGTGGTTGCATCCCTTTTATTAAGTGGAAGTTCTACTGTTTGCTCGAAGAATAAAGTTCCGTTTTCAGTGCTTCCTGTTCCCTCGCTTGTAGCGGTTGCAGTTGATTTTGTTGGAACCTCAAACTTAAAATATCTTTTGCCTGTAGCTTTGGTTATGCCCGTAACTGTACCGCTTACATCGTTTAGTGTTACGTTGCCATATTCAGCAATATAAACCGCTTCAATGCCTCCGATTGAATCCCTACATCCTATCACATAACCTGCCGAAATTGCGCATGTTGCCATTTTAAAAAGTATTATAAGCGCAAGCGAATGTTTAATTACTCGCCTGCGCTAAGGTTAATTAATTTAGATTGCTGCTAGGAAACTTACAACCTCATTAGTGAAAGCAACGTTTACACCAATCTTAAATTCAACTCTGTATCTTACATCGTTGTTGTCCTCAGAGTACCACATTTTGTAAGAATTTTCTTCGTCTACAAGATCAACCGCTAAGGCCATATTTGAAAGACTTATTGCGTAAGCATCTCCGGTTGTATTCAAACCATTTACAGAAACGATTTCAACGTTTGTGCCTGGCAAAATAAATGATGCAGCGTTTGCGTCTTGTGGGTTGTAGCTGAACAAATTTAAAGCCCTATAAGCCATTATTAAAAGCCTATACCAATCATTGCCTACAAAGATTTTTACATCTCCTTTAGACAAAACTGCTACGGGAATAGCTTTATAAATTCCCTCAGTTGCAGCAACAACATTTGCAGCGGTTACGGTTGCAATCGGAGAACCTGTTACACCTGTGAATCCTGAAACGTTTGCGTTAACCGGAGAACCTGAAGCAATCAACTTTTGAAGGCCATCAAATTTATTTGTGTTTGCAGTTGCACCTGTTGCGTCACCTTGCCAGATTGCAGTTTCAAGTTGTGAAGCTATGCGTAAATTCTTTTTTGCAAAATAAGCGGTTTGAAAATCTGCATTACCAAAATCTTCGTAAGTGCTGCCTGCTTTTAATGCCTCTTGTGTGAAATATGCTTCCAAATCTTTAGGGCAAATTTTTTCCTCAACTTTAATTTTTCCTACGGTAATGGTACGCTGAGAAAAAGTAGTGGTTCCTGAAGGATCGAAGCTACAAGACTGTGTTTGAAATACTGCATCTGTTTCCATTAAAGGAATTGCAACGCTTGACTTTACGCCACTCAATACGATACCATTTGCAAGTATTAACTGTTGTGTTTTTGCGTCAAATACAGCCGATGTAAGTAAAGGCTTTACGAGTTGTTTTGTGTATGCGGTTAAACCGCTAAAAGCTAATGCCATTTTTTAAGTTGTTTAAATTTTTATGAAAATAATATTGAGTAATCTTTTTTCTTTTGTTCTACGAATGCGTTCGTATTTCTTACGGCTGCATCGGGTGCTTGTGTGGGTGCTTCTACTAGCAATGTGCTAAGTTTCAAAAGTTCGTCAATCACCTTGTTTGCCTTTTTCATTTTAACCTCATAGTCTGCAAAACGTTGCTCATATGCAGAAAACTTGGTTTCATAATCGGCAAATTTTCCAGCGGTCAAACTTTCAAACGCTGCAAACTTTGTTCCCATGTCTTCCATTTCAGGTGCAACCTCTTCAGTAGGTGCAGCCAAAGTAATGGCGGTTATTGCGCCGTTATCGGCAACGGTCATTTTGCTTCCGTCTGTTAGTTCGTATTCGCCAGGCAAGGCTGCGTTACCATCAATAAGAACGATACCGCCAACTTCAAGTTTATCAATTGTTACCATGCCACCGCCTTTTAATTCGTATTCCATTAAGGCTACGGGTGCAGCTGGTGCGGTTGGTGCAGCAATCAAATCATTAAAGAATTGCTTGGTGCGTTGTAAAATTTCTTTTGCTTCCATACTTATATAATATTGATTTTTTAAAATTGTCCAAAAATATTTTTTAACTCCATTAATTTGGCTTCATCGCTTTGTTTTGGTTGCACATAATCGAACATACCCTCAACTGAAAAACCGCGTAATTGATTGTCTTTTACTAGTTGCCAAACTTTATCATTCTCAACATAAAATGAACCAAACCATGATCCATCGGGCAAATCTGCAAATGCGGCAATGGGTGCAATGCCACGGCCTTTGTCGCTTAAGAAACTTTCAAACATTGTTACACCTTCCACCGCTAACGTTTCATCATGCATCAAATTTACATTTTTTTGGAATCCTTTTTTTGCAAATTTGATGGCAATTTCTTTTATTGTTTCTGCTGAAAATCTAACATAATGTTCTCCGAATTTTTCAGACTTTCTATAAATAAGTTGATCGGGAATCATTAACGCCCCGGTAACTATGCGCTTATCCTCGTTTTGAATAGCAAAATTTTGGCCTGTATTAAATACGGGTGTATTCTCAGCAAACTGCAAAAAATCTTTTTTGATGGCAGGGAAATCTACGAAGGCTATTGTAGAAACCTCTGCATCATCGTCTATATTCTCACTTATTTTTAACTCAAAAATTGGGTAATCCATACTATACAATATTAAATTTTGGGTTTTGTCTAAAAAAAGATGAAAAAAGATTTTGTATTTCAAATAATAATTGTATCTTTGATTTATCAAAAACCAAAAAACTAAAAATCATGAACGTAGCAAATCAAATTTTACAGCAACTTGGAGGAAACAAATTTATTGCAATGACAGGCGCATCTTGCTTTTCAGATGGTAACACATTGATAACAAAATTCAAAGGTTCAAAAATTGCAAACATTATGTATATCACTTTAAATTCAAATGATTTGTATGATATTAAAATTTGCAAATTCAGGGGAATGGATGTTAAAACAATCAAAGAAGTAAACGGAGCTTATAATGATATGTTAAAACCAATATTTGAAAATACAACACAATTAAGAACTAGCCTATAATTACACAGGGGTGCAGCATCCTTTCAACTGCGTTAAACCTTAAAAAAATATAGAATATGGCACCACATGAAGAAAAAGCAAAGGAGATAGTAAAAAAGTACGGTAAAAAAAATGCACTTTTATTTGTTGACGATTTAATTGAAATTATAGAATCAATGACTTATGAAACAATTGATGATGTAGTTAAATTTAATTACTTATTTTATACCGAAGTAAAATTAGAAATTGAAAAATTTCCTTAACAAAAAACCCCTTCACAACAATGAAGGGGTTTTTTTTAGTTTATCCGTGCGGCTCGTTGAAGCCGTTGTATTCGTTCTTGATGGCTTGTTATGTCGGATTCCAAAACATAACTACGTGCTGAGGCTTGACCTATTGCGTTAATGCTGCCTTGATCTAATCGTGTGCTTTGCGCCTGTGGTGTGAGTGGGGCAGATGTTCCTGCCGCTGCTCCTATTGAAGGTGCCGAAGGTGCGCCACCTGAATTTAATCCCTTTAACCCTGTGGCGGTTGCTTTTAAGTTTGCAGCAATTCCAATACCAGCACTGATATTATTTAATAAAGTTTCAGTTTTGGCAATTGCTAAACCTCCCGGAATTAAAGCATATTTCAAACGTGCGGCTGCGTTTGCTGCCTGTGTATTAATTACAATTTTTGCAATTCCTACGGCGGATTCCGCAATAAGTGCCGCTGCTTGTAATGCCTTATTTTTTCCAGCTAATGATTGAATTAAATTTAACCCTGCTGAAATATTATTAAATACTGAATCCTGTATTTCTTTTTTTGCATTTGCTAAATCAATTTCATTTTGTTTTAACTTGTCTTTTTCAGCCTTGTCCGCCGCTAAAACTTTTTCCGTGTTTTGCTGCCTTAACAATATCGCAGCGTCGGCATAACTTTTTTCAAGTGCTGCCTGCCGTTCTTGTTCAGATTCTTGGAATGCAAATTCGGCCTCCGCTTCGGTCAACGCTTGTGCCTTATCCTTATTGAAAGATGTTTGCAAATCACGCCTAAATTTATCTAAATCCTCAAGCCGCTTTTTTTCGGCTTCATCTAACTTTTTTTGCTCTGCCGCTGCTTTTTCTGCTGCTGCTTTGCGTTTTTCGGCTTGTTTTTCTGCCTCGTCATTTATTGCGGTGTTCCTGTCTTTGTCGGCTTGCTGAATTTCAAAGTTTGCTTTATCGTTGTATTGTTTAATCTGATCTGCTTTCTCTTTTTCGCTTAATGCCTCATTTTTATTTATTTCAACTACCTTTTTATTATAGTCAATATTTGCCTTTATTTTTCTTTGTGTGTATTGGTCGTATTTGTAACCATTTGCATCAAGTAGCAACTCCTGTTCTTTTATACCTTTTTCAGTATCTTTTATAAACTTTTGTTGCGCCCTGCTTGCCTCATTTGTTACCCCGATAAAATCAGTAACGTTATCTATTAATTTGCTGAAAAATGAACCCAATTTTGCAAGTCCAGGAAATAGCTTTTCCATGAATTTTTTAACCTCGTCAAAGTTGGCAATAAGTAAACCCAATGCAACTACTAAAAGCCCTATCCCTGTTGAAATTATAGCACCTTTCAAAGTGCTAAACGATTTTACAACACTTCCTTTTATTGTGTTTGCCATTAATTGAAACGAATCCTTAGCGCCCATTATGCCGCTTATCCCTTGTTGCAAGGCCATTGCGCTTTGCACCTTGAGCATCATTTTTTCAACTTCTTTGCCCTCACTCCCAAACAATCCCATTGCACCCTGTAAAGCGGAAAAACCACCAACCGCCCCCTGTAAGGCTCCGCCCAATGCAACGAATTTCTTATCAGGGTTAAATGTTTCTGCTAGTGCCTTAGCGTCACCAATGGCGTCTTTCAACCCTGCCACTTTCTTTGCGGCTGCTGCGGCTTCTTTGCTTGTAACCCCGAATTTTTCCGACATGTTGACCAACTCCGAAGTGGCATCTCTTAACTGCGCCTTAAACGATTTTACCGAACCATTGGCGGCGTCTGTGTTCGCCGTTACCTTAATAGCTACTGTTGTATTTTCTGTTGCCATATTTAATATTCTTTATTGATTACACGAAGTAACTCCGCTTTAGTGGTGTCGTTTGTTTCGGGTGAATAATCTATCAATTTGCTTAATCGGTACAGGCCGCCGTCTATGTAGATGAAATTTTTAAACGACAAATTGTAAATGTCAATATTATTCAGGTGCAAATTAACCGTTAATAATCGGCTGTCTTTGTTCGTAATTTCAGCCATGTAACTTGAATAATAAACGTTAAACTGATTAACATTCAATACTCCCGTTGATGGATTAAAAAACA